GCTCATTGGCTCATCGGTGTCCTGCGTTTCACGCTCAAACATCTCTAATTTTTCCAAATGCGCTGGCTCACCGGCTTGCTGTTTTTTCATAGCCGCCAATAAATCGTTCACATTAGCAAGGTGCTTCTCAAGGAACTTGAGCATCTCTTCCGGCACATCAACCACCCATTCCTGCAACAACAATTGACTCTTGAAACGGCACCAACAATTTGGCAACCTCGGCTTCCAGTTTTTGGTGCTTGGTGTTCAAATCTAAATTGCTTGTTCCTTCGGGGAACAATACCGAATAGTCGTCGCTCATCATAACATCCATGACGACCAATTTGGTGCAAGCCTCATGGATCGACCCCTCCACATAGCGTTCGCCGTAAATGTATGAACATCGCAGGGAGTGGTTCTCAAAGAACGGATATTCGTTGTTAAACAAAATCATACCGTTTTCTTCAATACTCCACCAAGACTTTTGGCGTTCTTCGTCGGTGATGTCGCATTTGAATCGGATTTGCTTTACAGTGTCACCGACCTGCAATTGACCGTCAAAGTCGTTTATTTGATCAGTGACTACGGTGAATGTGTTTTCGTTGCGGGTGCAAAGGGCAACACGGTTCGTGGAGCCGCTTGTGATATAGACAAGAGAATGGCCTCCTACAAATGTTGTTCCGTCGTTTAGCACGAACGATGTGACGGGTGAGCCTGTTATGCTGGCAACAGTGCTTGACACCATTGACGAGAGGCTTGAGTTAAACGATGCGGCGGTTTCATTTGTCAGCGCAATTGTAGCGTTTTCGCCGCCTTCTGTGCTACGCATAGAACTGATTTCAATAACCCCGTCGCCAGTGTCACTGTTGGCGAGAGCCATGAACTCATCGTGGACATTGAGGACTACATTGGCCGAATCGGCTGTTTCAACCTTTAGTGTGCCGATAGGGACAGCCGATTTGTTAAATGCCCCGTCTTTATTGATGAGGGCACCAAGATTCTCAACAGCCGATTTTGAGTCAAAGTCAGATCTCCACTTAGTCTGTGCAGTGTCGCCCTCCGTCAAAGTAGCCACTCCATTGGCACCCGGACACAGCAATACCGACTCACCCGACATCGCTATGTGATCTGTCACTCTAAAGGACACTCTTGCCCCAGCCATTTCACGGTAATAGTCACCTTGCCAAGCCCCCAGTTTGAGGATGCGTTGAATGGCCCCACGCTTGACGAAAACAGCACCGACATAATCCGTATAGTATCGGCGTCGGAATGGTTTGAATGTGGTGAAATTAAGGTATTCTTCGCCAACAAGGCGGGGTCGCCAAGCGTGCCTTGTCACTTTGTCAATGTAGTCTTGGCGTTGGCGAATCAAGTTCTCAACATGGCTTTTTTTGATGCCTCGTTCTGTGCTGTTTGTGATAGCCGACTGGTGTTGTATTTTTGCTTTGTTGCCTGTGGTGAATGATGGGGATGTTCCCTTATCGGCGACCAAATAGATTTGTCCGGCTGAACCGACTGACTCAACGCCAGTCAATGTGAACTCAATACCCATAGCGTTGGCGTCGTCATAAACCAGTATTTTGTCAGTGGCGGCGTAGCCCCACCGTCTGTAATCGGCTCCGGCGATGGGGAACTTGATGTCGTTTGTAGCAATCACGCTGTCACCAGCCAACGATACTGGATCGGGCAAGGGCAATTGGAGATAATCGGCCACCTTTTCAACGGTGGTATAAACCAAATCATCGGGATATAGTGGTGAATCGGGTCGGTGTCCGGGTGAAAAAGCACGGGGCATTCTAACCAACCCTCCGGCCCATAGAATGATGGCCGAGGTTGAAGGTCATAGGACTTCCGCAAGCCCCGCATTGAGGCACCCAGCAAAAGTGCAAACAACCACATGTGGTGCAACGAGTCCCCGAACCAATGTTTTGAATGTTTTTTCGTTCACTTTTTCGCATTTGCACTCGCTTTGTAGTAGCGTGTTGCATGTTTTCATCGGAAAAAGGGCTGTCGTCCTCTTGGACGGATGAACGGGCGGCGTGCTTAATTTCAGCCATTCGGACTTGGCGTCTTCGCTCAATGTCCATGACCTCTCCGAGATCAATGTCTTCAATTTCCATTCTTGGCATGTGAAATCACCCCAACGGCGACTTCAAGACCGTGTGCCTTTGATGATAAGTTCAAGTGAGTCAATGCCGCTTGCGTCAAAAGCGTTTGCGAACTCGGTGAGAGGACGGGTTGCGGAGGCAGGGGTTGTTCCCAAACCAACTTCGGCTCCCGATGCTTCGGTGGATTCACCAAAGAGTTGGAGTTTTTTGTTGGTGTAGTCGTATCGCACTGTGAATCCTGCGGGCAAACCTGCACCGATTCGGACTTCTTCAACACCTTTGAGGCCACATTGAGCGTTTGCATCAAATGTTTCGCCACCAGCAGGGTATGAATTGTCAAACGCAACGGTTCGGTATGCTGTAATTCGGGATCCGTCAACGGAGTTTCGCTTGCTTCGTGTAATTGTCAGTGCCATGATGCTCATTCCTTGCGATTGGGTATTATGTTAAAAGGATTCCTTAAGAATACATGATTATAACACGAATCGTGCCAGTGTCAGCCGCCCATGCGGAGGTTGATGTTAATTTGAGAGTGTAGTTTCCACAGACACGGCCAGTCCACGGTTGGTTCTTGCTGATCACCGTCTGTGTGCCGTTCACGATAGGTGTTTTTGGTGCCGCAGGGGTGTCATGTCCCGATAGTCCGGGTCGGACTGTCAAGGTGTGTTCCTGTGTGCCCATAGCCGCACCTTCATTGGTTTGAAATTGATAATAGCGACCACCTGTCTTGTTGGTGTAATCAAGAGAAGTGATTGGTTCAAAGGGCGTAATGTCGCCTCCTGCGATAGTAGGGATGTCGCTGATCAGACTGAATGCTCCTTGAGCAGTTTGGGTGTTGCCATTGGTTCCTAATTTTGAAGACGAAACATCAAGAATAATTTGGTGAACTTCACCGTTTAGCCCAAAGGATGCGGAGGTGACGGCTGTTTGACCGCTTAGATCCGCTTGAGTGAACTCATAGACCATGCGGTTGACACGGGTGCGACCTGCATAACGGGCTTCGCCGTCAAATATGGTGAGGTCGCTTTTAGGCATCACTCATCACCCTTTGAGGTGAGTGCATGTGCCCTTTCAGTGAGAATTGCTTTGGTGTCAGCCTTTGATACGCTTTCACCGTGCGACTTCATCCAGTCAACCATTTTGGCTCTTGTCCAAGTGGTGTCAAAAGGCGGAATGATAGCGTCAGCCATCTGCTCGGTCTTGTCCTCGTCAGTGGCGACTGTCTTTGGTGCCGGTGCTGGTGTTTCTTCAACCACAGCAGGGGCTTCGATCACTTCAACCATTTTCTTGGTCTTTTCTTCGGACTTCTTTTCTTCGCCACCAATGACTCTCCATTGGGGGTAATTGTCGCCCTTGAAACGATCAAGAAGGTTTTGGGGAATACCAGTTCGTTCTGTGCCTCTTGCGAAGCCAAATGTTGTTTGTCCAACCTTGAACTCAACATACGGCCTGTCGCCGACATATTTTAGAATTGCCACGCTTAATCCCTCCTAACCGATTCAACGGTATAAGAAGGCGATTCGGTAAGTGGTGTCCTTTCCGTTGGCTCCTGCACCAGTGAACTTGATCTGTGTGGTGTTTGAGGTGTTTCCAGCGACAGGGATTGCCGAAGCGGCTCCTGCCGTTCCGTCCTCTTCTGCGCTTGAAATAATGCTCATAACAGCAATCAATTCAGTTCCAATCACCGGGTTGATAACGGTTGCACTTCCACTGCCTGTGAGGTCATAGACAGTAGCGGCATCGCCATCGTCTGCAACAAGTTCAATGACAGCCATGCTCATTGTTCCGACGGCGGATTCTGCTCCACCTGTGTCGGATCCCATTGGGGATTGTAGCCATGCTGTGCTGTCTGCTGGACTTCCGGCCCAAAGGCGGGTGTTCAGTAGTTCGGTCGGGGTTCCTTTTACATTCGTATTTGCCATATCAAATCATCTCCATAGTTTTCATTTTTGTATCACGATAGGTCACGGATTTTTCCGCTTGCCTTGAAGAAAGATGCGATGAGTTCACCCATTGTGTGAAACATCCCCATTTGTCCGAGTCTGTTGATACCGAAAGGATCTCCGGTTTCAATTCCCGATTCGTGATAGAGTGTTGGTTTTGCAGTGGTGAACCACAGGTAATCTGTGTCCAAGAAGTAAAGGCGAGAAGAACCGCCAGTGCCCTTGTGAACATCCTTAGATGGGATGATTGGGACACCGTTGTAGGTTGCGACCATGAATCCACCTTGAATACCGGGGACACCTTTAACGCCGTTGACACCGGGGACAACACGCTTCATCTCAACAAATCGTTGTTGAGGTTGGAGCAATTGCTGAATGGTTTCAAGAGTGTCGTAGCCAGTGAGGATAACCTTTGGTTGACCTCCTGCTTCCCACACTTGGCGGAACATTCCGTCAAGGATGTTGAGGGTCAAAGCACGGTCAACACCGTTGTTTGCACCTGCGTCCACTTGAGCGTCATACCACTGTTGTGCATTAGCACCGGCACCGTTTCGGGTGAGGTTGTAAATGTTGTGATTGGTGATTGCATCAATGTCGTTAAAGTTTGCATTTTCAACGAAAGACGAAGAAGTGATCCGGTCAAGAGATTCAAAGTCGTTGCCAGCAACGGTGTTGACATCTTGAAGAAGCATTTGGTTGATGTGTTCTGTGTGGTGCTTTGCCATTTCCATTTTGATAACAGCCCGTGCATCGCCCAGTCCATCATCCTTGTCAGCCAAGAACATGGCTGTTTCGGAGAGGTCAAAGGAGTGTGCAACAGTCTTTGGCTTGGTTGAAACATGCTCAAAGGTTGGCTTGGTGGTTTCCGGTAGGGTTGCGTTTTCAGCCACACCGCCGCCTTTCTTGAAGTCCGGCTTTGCTGTGGTGACACGCCATCCACTCTTCTCCCACGGTTTCTTTGGGAGGATGGAGAATGCGTTGAACTCTTGGTTCAATTGCGACCATACTTTACGACCGAAGATCGCTTGGTATGTTCCACTGGTTGAGGACATCAACGGAGAGTCCGACTTCAAAAGGTCGGTTCCGGCGTATGCCCATGCGTTTTGTCCTGTTCCGGCTCCGTAATAGAGTCGTTCCATGTCTTCAATTGTGCGAATATATCCTGTGCTTCCACTCATTTAATCATCTCCTTTCAAAAGTTTGCTCCATGAAGGGCACGCTGTCCAAGTTCTTCAAGCGCACGCCATCCGTCCAATCCGTCGCCAAGAGCCATGAACTCGTCATGGCTTGGGACACGAATGTCCGACTGTGCCGGGACTGGCACTGCGGATTTCGTTATGGTGGAGGTTTGGTTGCGTAGGGATGCGATTTCGTGCTTCAACATCTCAATTTGGCCGGAGTAATCATTGGCTTTTTGAAGGTGAAGGGCTGATTCGGTTTCCGATTCATAGCGGTCATGCCATTCTTTCTCAACAAGTGCCTTGACCGCTTCTTCATCACGAATTGCGGAGTAAGCACCGTAGCCACGCTCAAGGGAGGCAGGGGAAAGATCCAATCCACCTTTAATGACATTCTTGCCACGATTTGGTGCATTCATTTGCATGTTCGGCACGCCAGTTTGCTTAATGACATACTTATTGGAGTTTGCATTAGGGAGTTTTGGTGCGGTTGCGAGGGTTGCGTCTTCTCCACTTCCGTAAAGGTCGCCTTGTCCTCGGTGTCCGAATCCATGTTCTCCGTCAACGCCAACCATGTAAGCCTTGCCGAGTCCAAAGTGATCTCGTAGGCCGTCAAGGTTCACGCCTTGTTGGTGTGCGAACTTTTCAAGAGAGTCAATGTAAGCAACAGCGGCTTCTTCTTCCTTTTCCAACGAAGTATCAACATGTGCTGGTTCTTCGTAGGTTGGTTGTTCAATTTGCTTGTTTATTCGTGACAATGCGTCACGGATTTCAGTTAGGGTTTCGGCTTCGTTGCTCATGTTATCATCTTCCATTTTCAATAGGGTGTATGTGCTTTCGGGGTTTATTCCTTTCTTGCACAAAGTGATTTCGTGCAGTTCCATGTCCGTGATTTCACGGTGGGTGCCATGTTCCGGTGTAGTCTTGCTAACACGGAACAATGCTTGGCCTCCGATGGAGAATGCTCGCAGTTCGCCACTGCGAACTTGCTTTTGGACTTCACGGGCTTTTTCAATGTCGTTGCGGATCTTGCACACGACAAACAGTCCGTGATCATCAACAGTGGATTTCCATACTCGGCCTTCACTGTCGGTGTAATTTGAAAGAACTTCTCCCACTTGAATGCCGCTGTGTGCCAATTGCACATTTCGGTATGCTGGGTCGGCCATAAAGCCGTTGAATGCCTTTTTGAGAGCCGACACAGGGATTCTATCTCCCTGCTTGTCAACCATGTCAACAGAAGCGTAGCCAGCAATAACAAGGTCGTTTCCGGCACTGGACTTCAAAATGAAGTCTGCTCCGGTCGCTGTCCATGTTGTAGTGGTCGCCATTATCTCACCGATTCTATGTCATGGTATTTAAGCCATAGGGGGCGAAGGGGGTTCGGGAGCCATCATTTCGTCTTCCTGTGAATCCTCCACCGGAACCTTAATTTCTTGCTCATCCTTGATTTGTTGTTGTGTTTTTTGAGGGAAACGCAGGGTCGCAGTGTTGCCTTCAAGGGTCAAATCCCCATCAATGTCTTCACCTACTCCGTCTGTTGTTTGGATCTTAATGTGCTGTGGCATTCCTTCTAATTGGGCATCATCCGGTTGCATTGGGTCAAAAAACGGTGTTGCTTCATCGTCAAGCAATTCGGTTGGCCCTCTTGGAGCCGTATAAGCGTCCATCATGCCAGCCCAGCCACCGCCTTGAACACTGCCGCTTATTCTTGCTATCGGTGAACTGATGGCCTTTTCCCCCATCATATCGTCGTCAATTGCTTGATTAACAGTCCATTTGCCGTTGTCAGCCAATTCTAAACCATACTCCCCTCCGAATTGTTCAAGCATCTCATCGGTCAAACCTTTGGCATTAGCCTTTAATTCGGCTGGTGTCAGTGCTTCGTCACCTCTTGACAAGAGGTGTCGGGCATGAGTCAGTATCTCTTCAACCGGATTTGCCTTCCCATCAGTGTCCAATAAGGAGGCTTTGAAAAGCGTTGAAGAAGCGGTCTTGATGAATGGTGGGTATGGTGTAATCTCACTAATTTCATATTTCAGCAAGTGAACGCCGACTGGCCCCCACACATTCATTTGCCTTTCAGCATGAATCAATAGTGGTCGTGATCCTTTCTCAAATCCTTGATAGTCAAAACCTTCTCCATCCCACTCACCCTTCACCACCAACGGTGCAGGGTGTCCGGGATATTCAAGCACCATTCGGTCGTTGCGAATAGAAACCGATGGGAACGGGCCATACATTTTCTTGACACCATCGCCGTCCGGCGCATAATGAACCCATTTGTGGTGTGCTTCTTTTCCTTTCATAAAGGTGGAGGTGGAGTCACGGAGCCATAGTTCTCCGCCAAGTGCGTCCATGTTTGACCGCAAGCCTTCACGGTCGCTGAACTTACAGTCGGCTGGCATTGGGAATGAAACACCTTCGTCAGTTTCGTAAAGTGTGCGAAGGATAGTGAGCCTGTCTTCTAACTTCTCCATGTGAATGTCGTCACCCTTATGCACCAACAGATCGATGGCTCGGAACTTGCCGTCTTTCAAAACACCGTCAAAGGTGCAATCACCTTCTTGCTTGCGAATGCCTTCTTTGACCTTCTTCGGCAAAGACACATCCCTGCCCTTTCCGTTGCTGGCTTTGATATGACCTCCTTTCTTTTGAACGAATATACGCTTTCCTTCGGGTTTCTTTTGAACGACCCAATCGCCAGTGAATCCCCTCAAGTCGTCTATTGAACTAAAATCATAAACGGTATGCGCTGGGACAATGACCTTCTCAAATACTCCTGTTGGCTCATAATCGTCGGCTTTGAAAATGTCGCCATTTAGAATAGGAGGTGCGCCTATTTCATCAGTGACTTCAAGAGCCGGAATTGAATTGACCTTTGGTTTCAATGCGTGATCAGCATGTGTGGGATGAACCATTCCAACATGGCCTTCGTGAACAGTTCGTTGAAGCGTTTCAAATGGTTTATCTTTCACATCAAAACGAACAGCATTGTTTTGTCTGTCCCAATTGAAAGCGAGTGTAGCGGGCATTTTATGTCCCCAAGCGTCTTTATCGCCTGTCAAATACACTGGCGGAATAGTAGCATCGGATTCGGGACTGATAGGGCCAAGTGGGACTTCTTTGCTGACAAGTCCCCCTCCCGCCACTGTTGGTGCGATTGTTCGCATGTCCTCCATGCCCCCGCCTTTCATCAATTGCATGTTGGCCGCTTTAGCCAATTGTTGCAGGTTTCCACGGGCGAGCGTGTTTCCTGTGATGTCGTTTGGTTGTGTCCCATGCAGTAGTGCAGGGCCGTGTTCGCCCATCAATTGAATTGCCATTTTTTGCATCATTTGACCGATGTGAACATCGCTTTTTTCATAATGGTCGTTATGAAACGAGTGGTATTCATCATCACCGGGGTGTCTTTCCCGTGTAGGGCCGATTCTTGGTTGACCTTGATCTGTGTGTGAAGCGATTATGCGACCCAAGCCGTTGGGGTTTGTTGCGAAAGCGTAGGATGGGATAATCATGCGCTTTCCGCTTCCTTCTATTTCCGACGGATGAAGATGTGCGCTGTTTGACACGGACGACCAAAGGGCACGACGGCGTGGGAACGAGCGCACATACGGGTGGTCGGAACCAGCCGCCCAGCCGGTTGAAACCGCTGAACGGTGAGGATGTCCAGCCATCAATGGGTGATTGGCTGTTTTTGGGAAAAATGATGAACCACTGCTGTGGTATGCGTCTTCACTGTCGTTTAATGGGTGTTGTCGGTCGGCGAGAAACCCAACCATTTCATCACCAACCCATCCTTGCATAGCGGCTGGGTATGAATCTCTCAACATGGTTTGAAGGGACTGTGCATCACGCCCAACCCCTCCCCAGTGTTGAAACGGCAACCACCAATGGTGATTTGCTGACGGTTCAATCATGTTGTCATTTGGGTCAACCATGTCAGCATTCTTCACCCACGGCGATTTCATGTGATTTAACCCGGAGGGTATGTCCTCCGCTGACACTGGCCCGTGCCTGTCGGATGGGCGTTCCCACCAACGGGCTACGGGGATAAGACGCTCAAACCAATTGCGTTTCGCCCTATCCCACGAAATGCCGGATGAGGCAGTGAAGTCATTCATAACTTTGCGAGCATTAGGATCTGCTGGCCCTTCGGTTCCGCCTAATTTTTTGAGAGTGTCCATAAAAGCCTCTCGCTGGTCGGAGGATTGCCATTCAAGGCCGAATAAATATGAAAGCAAACCAAGACGACTGTTGCGTCCACCCCATTGTTCCTTTTTTGCATCAATGTATTCATCATCGTCAGCATAGGCAAAGCGGGTTCTGCGGTCGGTCATGTAAAGGTCGTGAAGACTTTCAGTCGGGCGACCGACGATTCCTGCGTATTCTTTGGGAATAACGCCCATGCGTTCGGCGTCTTTCATGGATTTGATAACCGATTGACCTTCTTCATCCTCTTCAATCAAATGCAAAAGGTGATCGACAAAAGCCGGTTCGCCCCATTCCGCACCGTGAAGTAAAGGCATGGTTGGCAAATCGTATGACAACGGATGTCTTTTTCCGAATCGGTTCTTTTCACTCGCCATAGGCCAGTCTTGGGCGTATGTTTTTGCGAACCTGCGTTGTCCTGCGATGTAGTCTTCATAACCATTGGGGAGGTTGAGTGTGGTGATAGGCGACGGCTTATCCATATCCTCCATGTGATATTGAGGTGGTGCTGTCATAGGAAGCATACCGAGAATAGCCTGATCTTCCTTTTCAATTGAGGTTTCATCTCCGTAGTAGTCGGAGAAGGCTTTCAAATACAGGTCGTGGTTGACCTCATGGTTTGACACCAACGATAGAAGTGTGTCGGTGCGTATTCTCAAGAACTCTTGCCTATCCATGCCTAAACCTCCAATTAGAGGTTATTTGCGACATATTCCATAATGGAGGCAATTTCCTCAATGATACCGGGGTTTCCATATCCCTTTCTCAATTGTGTGAGGCTTTCTTCAATCGGAGCCATGTTCCAATTGCCGTCTTTACGGTCGCCTCCGTCTGTTAAGTGCATGTGAACTGAACTGCCTTTTTCATCATAGCCAGTCTTTGCATAGGCTGGCATTTTAGCGACTTCACTAATGCCTTTGACTTTAGGAGCCACTTGGTTGAAATCGGGGTATGTGCCATTCGTTTGATATGGTCTTGCTTCAATCGGTGTTCCACCGCTGTGATCCATGAATTGAGGAACGCCGTTCTCAACGGAGCCTTCTTGCTCATACTTGACGATAACGCCTTTTGATGCAAGGAACTGTGAGGTGAAGTCGGCTTTGCCCATCCAATCGGGTTTGGGTGCCATAACACTTGAGCCATCGCCTTCTGTGCCGAAATCCGAGCGTTGTCCGACACCGGGTCGTGGTGTTCGTGTGATTTTACTATCAGCGTTTGTATAGCCACGCCCACCTTTTCCAGTGCCCGCTATTGACCCATCATCAAATCGCCTTCTGCTGTGCATATCCATAACTTTCGGATCGACGGTATATGGCTGACCCATGCGGTCGTTTTTGCTACCACCCATCGCTTCTTCTTGAGTCATTCTTTGACCGCCTTCACCTAAAGGCATTCCCTTATCGGTATTCTTGCTGAAATCAAAATTGGATAACATGCCGCCTCGTCCTTTCAAGGCTGGCATTCCCTTTTGTCCACGGTCGGATTTGTAAGAGCCAGTTTCCGCCCCGCAGTTTTGGTTGCACTGTGATTTTTGTTTAGGTGTGCATTCGGAATAACTGCAACCGAAGTTCTTTTGGCAGTATTTGTTCTTTTCAACCATACTTGATTTAGCCATGTAGTTCCCTTTGTTGCCTTCGCCACGATCCATCTCACGGGCTTTGTCGTAGTTCTTATGTGCGGCGTCTTCATCACCGTCACCCATAATGTCAGCAAAAACCTTGTTGTTTTTCTTATCGGCATCTGTGACTTTGATTTGACCTGCTTTGCTTGCTTTCTTAGAGCAAGATGGGCAAGAATCATCCGAGCAATTCTTACAATTCATATTTTTAGCCATCCGTCCTTTGACGATTTGCTCTAAATGTAGCACATGTTGTAGTAGTTCGCCTTCGGCTGTATTTTTTGGGTTGTGCCATCGTGGTTGCATTATAATCACCTGTATTTTATTGAAGACGGGGATGTTTGGCTTGGCATAGCGTCTTCCATCTCTTGCCATTGTTTCAGTTCATCCATCCCTTTGTTGAGCATTTCGGTTCCGAATCCGCTGACAAACGACGGTGCGTCGCCAGCCTCACGGTTGAGAGGGTCATAGACTTCGGCGGATAATGGAGTGACGGCTTTGAGCCATCCTGCCTTTTTCATCAGTGTTTCCGGATCATCCACTGCTTTGGAGAGTGTTGCGTTCTCGGTTTCTAATTGCTCCACCCTTTGTCGCAAATGGCGGAGTTCTCCGACCATTTCTTTCAACAAATCAGCGGTTGCTTCACCTGCACTGTCGCTCATATCACATACCTCCCATCATTGGGCCGGGCATAGGCATTCCACCGGGTGGCATACCCGCTGGGCCGGGGCCGGGCATGTTTTGTAGCCCACCCATAGGAGGTGCGCTCATGTCGGGAGGCATGGGGCCGCCCATACCGGGCATGTGGTTCACCATTCCAGCGTCTTTGAGTCGGATAATTTCACAGAAGTTTCGTGTTTCTTCAATTTGACTTCGGAGAGCCATGAGTGAAGAAGCGTGACCCATAACGGAGTCGCCGTCCAGATCTTCTGTGTATTTGGATTGGCCGATAGTGCCGATGTGGGCTGTGATGTCGGTTGCGAGTTCGGTGAGGCGCATTTCAAAGTCGGCCAAAGCCTCTTTGCTTCCTCCATATACCTTGCCGCTTGAAACAAGTGCGCTCATCTCTTCGGGTGATGGGCCACCTCCACCAGTCATTTCGGGTGGAGAACTCATAGGGGATGAAGGAGGTGTTGTTGGCATTGGGTTTGAAACCATTTGGCCGCTTGAGCCACTATCCATATCGTCAGCCTTGCGGAGCGAAGCGGCGAAGTCCAAGACTCGCATTCGGTCAGCAATAGAAGGAGAGCCACGATACATCGTAATCACTCCTGCTGTGGTCGCCAAATTGTTGCAGAACGGCCATATCGGGAAACGCCGAGGACTGTTGCTCCTTCGGTTCCGTCGTAGTCGCTCACGGTGTTATGATGGCGTCCGACATTCCCAAGAGTTTGTCCTGTGCCTTGAATGATTTCAGTTTCGCTTTTGGTGATTGCGGCTGTTGCCTTCATAGATTTAGCAAGGTTGAGGTCACGCTCAAGAATTGAAAGAGCGTTTTTTGCTTCTTCAATGTGCTTTGCCACATCATCCATATTGTTGTGGGCAATTGCCTGTTGCATCAATTCCATACTTGCCGTTGCTCGGCGAGCCATAGGATCCATTTTCGCTATAATTCCAAAATCAAGAAAGCCTTCGTTCATACTAACCAAACCATCCCATGCTATCCCATTAAATGAAGGTTATGGAGAATCACAGTCCCAACCGCCTGTCTAAGTTCTTCATGCGTTCCTCCGCATTCTTGATTCCTTGAGGGGCTGTGTCCCTGCTATCTCGCTCGGTTGAGGACATGTGATGGGCACCCTCAAAGCGTTTCACATCGGCTGGGCTTTTGCCTTTGCCGGAGGTGCGCCGACTGTTGATTCCTAATTGCGCTAACCCAACACGCCTAAGTGGTTTCAAATCTGTGCCGTGTGTGGTTCTCATGGCTTCGGGAATTGCTTCTTGACCGTGAACTGGATCGGCTTCTGTTCTTTTCAAAATATCATCCATAGTCGGTGGCATCAACCAATTGCTCGTTTGAACTGCTCCGCCGCCTTCGGGTGGTGCGGGTGCGGCGTTGTTTGCACCCGGTGGCGGTGGTGGCGGCGGTGGTGCTTCTTTGTATGAGAATTGAAGGATGCCTTGATCGTCCCGCAGTTTAGCATCATAGCCCGCTTGTTTCATTTGGAGCATGTTGCGGATAGCCATTTCATCACGGCGCATAATCATAATTTCATCTTCCTCTTCGTGTGGGTGCAGGGACATTTCCCATTCATCAATTTGGAGAGCCGTGAGCAAAAGAGGGAATAGGCGGTTGTTGTATAAGTTTTGACTGGCCGCAAGGGCACGATTGGTGACAACAATTTGCATTCCTTCGTTGTTCAATCCACCGCCCGAAACATCGTTCATAAACACATTTGATACACCAAAGAATGATGAAATACGCTGTCGTATGTCGTCTTTGATAGGAATGTATTGAAGTTCTTCAAGGGTGTCCATCATACGGACATACTCAAGACCACCACGCCCACTCTCCGTTTCAACACCAACAGTGGGAATGTAGTTCGGATCACGCTCAAGGTGTTCCTGTATGTTTCTTGCTGTTCGCTCCACCGTTTCAAGGTTGGACGATTTAATCACCATAACACCTCTTGGCATTCTTCGCTTTTGATAAGCGGAATAGACATAATTGTCCATTGAAATGAGTGTGTTGACTTGACGCCATAATGTGGCGACAGGAGAGCGACCATAGAGTTTAGACGGCGACCATTTGCTGATATGAATAACTTCGCCTTCGGTATAGACTTGACCTGCCCCAACACCTGCGAGGTTGATGTAGTGGACTGGCACGACTGGTAATCCAGTCTTAGGACACTTCTCGTCCTTGCTCCCTGTTCGGAACGAACGATCAAGAAGGCTGGTGTATTGCTTGCCGCCACGAACACCACGCTTGTCAGCGACAATACGCATGAAAATTGGGTCAGCACGGGTTATCTCTTTGATGCGGTAAAATTGCGGCTTGCCTGTTGTTGGATCCACGAAGTATTCTTTGGTGAGTATGATGTAAGCATCGTCAACGATATTCAAATCCATTTCAATTTCACGGAGAACTTCAAGGAATGATTGAGCCATTCTGTTCTCGGAGTTCAACAAAGCGTCGGCATAATCCAATTGCGCTTTGTCAGCGGGTCGGACTTCGCCACCACACTTCAAACAGGAGTCCACTTCTTTTTGGTATTCCTCTTCGCACTCTCGGCATTTTGAAACGAACTTTGGCTTCCAAACCCAGCCTTTACGGAAACATTCTGTTGCGAGGTGTGTAAGAATAGAACGGAGGACAAGACACTCAAAAGAAGCCGCATAAAGGGCTGGGATAGTAATTCCCTGCAAGAGTGCTGGTTCTTGAACCCCGCTTTGAAACAAAGGCATTTCGGGTGTGGGTGTTGAATGGCGTTCCATATCCACACCGAGTGCGGCAAATAATCGGTCAATGCGCTTCTTATCGGCGGTCATTGACAATCACCTCTTTCCATTCATCTAATCCGTCAATTGAAGTGTTCCATGCTTTGAGCATTGACACTTGGTCTTCGGGGATTGCTTGCCTAAAAGCGACGATACGACCTGCGTTTTCATTCCCCTCAAGGGCTGAAAGTAAAATGGCCGCTTCGGAGAATTGCTTTTCCAAATACGGCAGTGCGACCTTAGCCGCCTCATAAACGGCTCGATCTCCTTCAATCAAGAACTGGCGACCCTCCCACATAATACCCTCCACACCCAATTCCTTCTTCAAAACATTGGTGTAATCTTCGGCACGCTTTGTGCTAAACGGCAGGGTAAGACGGGGTATTCCGCTTTTTGTTATGGACATTTCACCACCAACCTCCCACAGATTGCCGATAAACGAATCAATTCTCTTCAAGAATACTGGTGGTTTGTTAGCACCGTAATGGAGTGTTCGATCATCATGCTTGGTTCCCTTGCCCACCACTTTCATGTCATACAAATGACCGTATGTTTTGATGAGGCCAGCGACTTCGGCGGTCGTTGCATCCACCCCATAACTGGTAATGGTTGTTGCATTCATGTCCCCGTGCTTCTGTAAAGTGTTAAGGCACTCCTTGAGAACACTTCTTTCCCTGCGGCTTAAGCGGTTTTCAGCATTTAACCTATCGTGCCACGCTTTCCAAATCGTTTGGCATTCGTCTTGGTCTTGAGCCTTTTTAATACCCGCCACCGTTTTCCTTAATTGGTATTCCAGTCGTTCGGGGTAAATCGTGAGAAGGTTGAAATCATTGTCTTGTAGTTCCAAAAGCCCCCAATCGTTTTCATCCCACCAATCAAACGCTTTTAGGACAGCATGTTGCTCTTGGCGCAATAGTTCAACAACCGCCGGTATGGCTTCTGTTTCACCTGCCTTTTGAAAGAGGTCAATTAGATCTGAACCACTCATTCCTATTTCATCCTTAAAGAAGGATTTGCTCACGCTGACTACCGGAGGTGCTGTTGTTCCCGGTTGCTCGGTTGGATTGCTTGGCTGTGCCCCGCCTTTCATGCCCGTTATCTCGGAACCTGCGGTTGCTTGAGGTGGCATGGGTTGTTCGGTTGGTGCTGGGGTTTGTTGTTCTTCCTGTCCCATTTGTTGTTCTTGCTCGGCTGATTGAACCTGCGAATCCACTTCGGATAATTCCTGTTCTTTCATTCTTTTTTGATCAAGAAGCCCAGTTAATTTTCCTTTAGCCGCATCCATGATTTTGGGTGCGGCCATTTTCGCACCCTCCTTTGCGGCGATAGGGGCTAACTTTTTTGCGGCTGGTGCCGCTAATCGGGCGGCTCCGGCCAACAATGGTGCTAATTTGATAAGGGCGTCGTCCATTGAACGAACCTCGCTATCCCACATAATCCGTGTCATACTTCACTCCACCCCAAGCGTTGCGACCATGCCGCCCCATCAAGGACGACGATGTTGTCCCTATATTCCTTTGTCGCTTGAACTGCGAGTGCGAGGGCAATAACTGTGTCGTCGTGCTTGCCCAGCGACTCCATTTTCCCGTTGGGCAACATAGTGAACATTGAAAGTTCATTGAGCAGGGTGTCCATCATACGACGGGTTCGGCCTTCATCCTTGTATGGGATAATCAAATGTTGTTGTTCAAAATGCAATTGTAAAGCGTGCATGACCGCTTCTTTTCTCATGCGGCTCATGGTGAATGGCTTGATAGGTAAATCACTAATTTCTTTCAACACTTGGTGAAAGGCTTGAGCGAAATTGTTTGTTTCAAGTTCAACAATGACTGGATTGAAACGAGCATTCAGTTCAATGATTTTGTCAATTTGAGAACTGAAATCCATTCCCTTTTCTCGGTGCATCCAAACGACTCGTTTGTGTCGGTTTTCGTCCATAGCCAAAACGCACATGCAAGTGTAGTCGGCTTTCCGGTCGGGGCTGATAGCAGGATCCCACCCGATGTAATAATTGACATTCTCATCAAAGTCGCCCGCATACGGGTCAAAGACAAACGCATGGGCTTCGTCTTTGCATGGGTCAGTCATTTCCACTGGGAATAGACTGGACTCACTCGCAATCGGTTTGCACAGGTATTCACGGGTGAAAGCAATTGAAGTCATTTCACCACGGCGTTGTTGTAGTGCTTCAAGCGACCAGCGTTCCGGCCAAAGCGGGTGTCCTGTTTCTTCGCTGATAGCGGGATATTCTTTCACTTGATACCCTTTCAACGATTTAAGTTCTTGATATAGATCAGTATATGAAAACGGTGTTCCAACAATACATAACTGTGCGGTGTGGTGGAGAACAGGCAGGAGGGCTGTGTAAAACCATGAAGCAATATGCGTCAATTGCGTAGCCGCTTCACTGGACAATATGTCGTCCAGCACTACAATGTCGGGGTGGGCACCACGAACTGCTTTGCCGACTGACATAGCCGATATTGAGGATTTGTTGGTGAACTTGAACTTCTGTTTTGCCCACCCACGCTTTGGCTTCAAGTGCGAAAGTGTGGGAATAGATTCAATCAATTCGTTCATTTTCGCCATGTGTTCAATGGACTGGTGTTGACTGTGTGAAAAGAATAGAACTTCTGTGCCGGGATTGTAGGCCATTTTCCATAACAAATACACCCGATAAAACACAGACTTTCCGTGATCACGAGAAGCAATAACACATGTTTTGTTATGGTTCTCGCTCATCTCAAACCATTCTTCGTGAAAGTCAGCGACCATGTAGTTCTCTTCTTTCCCGCAAATATCTTCAAAAAAATACTTGAAATCCCTGCGGCCCATCTCCCAATCCACTTGACGGGCGAGATCTGCTACGGGGGCACTCATGGCGTTCACCGGCCACTCGCTTCTTGTATTTCGTCAGCACTTAGGCCGTGTGAATCTTCTAAGGTTCCAGCGTTGTTGTAAATTGCTGACTGGGCTGATTTGTTGCCGCTTCTTGCGGCTTCCATAATCTCACTGATGTCGCTTTCGGACGCACTGCCGCTAATACTCAAACCGTATTCTTTTTCGGGTGCGCTTTCTTCACTCGGCTCGTTTTTTTTTGCTTTAGCGGCTTGTCGTGTTCTTGAACGAGCCGCCGCTTCACCCAACCCTTCAATAGCGGTTTTCTTTGGGTTCTTATTGCGTTGGCGTGCTGGCTTTGCTTTGTTGGCGAACGGTTTGTCGGTGTCTGCCCCTTTCTTTCGCTGTTCAGCGACAGCATTCACGCTTGCGAGAGCCGAGCCTTTCTTTGGCTTGGCTTTGGAGGTTGTTGCCTTCACCTTGCTTGCGCCCTTCTTTGGCTTGGCTTCAACCCTTTCAGCCCCTTCACCAATTTCCATTTTAGGTGCTTTTTTGGAGGTTGTTGCTTCCACCTTCGCCGCACCTTTCTTTGGTGCTTCTTCTCGCATTTCTTCGGTGCCTTCAAGGGGTTTTTCCTTCGCCTTTCGCTTGGAGGCTGTGGCCTTCACAGCCTTTGCGGCTGGGCTTTTCTTAGCCTTCTTAGGTGCGGCCTTCTTTGACTTAGGTGGATTGAGAACTTTTTCGGTTGCTTCGGTTGGATCGACGCTTCTTGCCGCCATTCGCTTTTCACCCCGTGCCTTTTGCTCAAGGCGTCCCCCCTTGCTTCGGGCATTGGGTTGTTGTTCCCGTTTTTTCTTTTCGTCACGGTTGTTGACTTCATTGAATCCTTTGCGACCTGCAATCCCGGCCATTTCGCCAGTTTCAGTATCACCGACACTTTCGGGCAATTGTCTATTCTTTGGTGCCCGATTAGTGAGAAGTCCCTTCACACCTTTACGGCCAGTGGGCAGTGGTTTGGTGAGGCGTTCCTCTTGTTCTTCCACTTCTGCGGCTTCCCGATCAAGAACATCCAAATCGGTTGGTGATTCGGGGTATTCGTCCTCATTCGTAGCACGGGCTTGGTCTGCTTCATACATTTCAGCAAACATTTCGGGTTCTTCCCCTCTTGCTTCTTCCGGCACATCTTCTTCTTCAATGCCTTCATACTTGTCCCACCAATTTGGGTTTTCTTGGGTCGGTTCAATTTCAGTATTGAAGTCGGGAGGGAGTTCTTCTCGTTCCTCTAATCCGTTCATTTGGCCGAACGGATCAACGAACTCTCGCTGTTCCTCCACCTTTGATGTTGGTTTGTCAAATCGGGGTTCCACTTTCTCCGTCATTCGGTCATAGAAGTCGTCGGGCACTGCTGGTTCACGCATAGCGTCCATGCCAGCCTCAACAGGAGTTTGCATCTCCTGTGCTTCTTGCATAGGGCTTGGTGTCCCGCCCGCTTCTTGTCCGAGTCGGCTCATGTTGTCATTATAGCCCTGCATTTTGTCCCTTGTAGTGGCTCGGAGGTCGTTGCCTTGCTCGGCTTGTTGAGTTTGTTGGGTTTCGGCTTCTCGCTGTTCCCGAATAGCATTCATTCTGTCCCATTCGCCCAA